GCTCTGCGCAACATCACTTCTGTCTTGAACGCGGGCCGCCGCAGGCATGCCGTCAATGTTGTCGGCAATGACGCGCTGGGTAAGATCGATTGACGCGGGCTCAAGCGCTTCGCGAATTGCCCTCTGGCTGTCGCTTTCAATCTGTTGGACCGCGGCTTGCTGGTTGCCAGGTGCTGGGCCCCTTACAAAATTACCATTTCTGTCTGTGTGTCCATGCACAGTTCCCGCGCCAGAAGGCGAAAACTGGTCCACCCTGTTGAATTGAGACTCGGCTGACGCTGTTTCACGTGGATCAGGTGCCGCTGGTGCGTTGCTGCTCTTCTTGCCCATCGTTGAGGATCCACTTACAATTTTGTCTGAACATCTTAAGGACTATCAAATCGCTGCCGTCGTGCGCGGCAAATTTGACAATCGCTTCCATCTGAAAGCCAAGCTTTGTTGCAAGGTTGATCGAGGGTAGATTGGTGGCCCCAGCTGACACAGAAACAGCTTTACACCCCAAGGTAACAAAGGGGTAGTAAAACAAGGCATGCAGCGTCCGCTTGTTTGCCCATATCACGCGCGGTTCGACCGCTATCGCAACCTCGACGTGGACTCCATTCCAGTTTTCATACATGACGCCAGCTACAAGTTTGCCATTCTTGACGACACCGAGGGCGCGCGCATTCTCGCTTGGTTTGAGGTAAGGAATTCTCTCAACAATCCATTCAGAAACCTGACGGTCAGCGCCGAAAAGGACGTCACCAAGCCGGGAATATTGGTTGTCAGATGATTCCGGCCTTGAGATTGACGAATTCGGCATTGGCGGCTGTGACCTCCATCCTCATTTGAAACACGTCACCGACAGCATCGACGCCGATCATTTCATTTAGCGAGACTGTACCATTGGGATCTGCGGGGTTGTCTGGCTGAACAGTGATAGTTTGCTCTGCCTCGCTGATATCAATAGCCGTTTCGTCGTGATCGGTCAAAACAGTTATTTTGAATTCAAGCGGGCCGCGCGCAAGTATTGTAGGCACCAAATATGATATGCCGCTGGATCTGGGCAAACGGAACCAGCTTGTTGTCCACTTGGCTGTGCTGACTACGTTTCCAGCATCATCAAGGGTCGCAAGATCGCCCGTAATCGTCGTGAATTGCGTCTTTCCATCAAGATTGTGCCAAAATTTCGCGGGGTAGTCTGTTTCGTCCCAAGACTTGCTATCTGTCCGATAGATGAATTGCGTAGATGCACCGTTGTAAAATCGATTGATGATTATCTGGGTGCTGTCCGCTGATCGATGCAAAGACCAATCGCCACCCTCCGCGACCTGCGCCAACAATTTCTTTCGGATCGGCCGCGATACAGTGTTGACCAAAGCCATAGTGCTGTTTCGCATTGTTTCCAAAATCGAGACTATGCCAGATGCTGTCAGCATCCAGACATCGGCACCGACTTGAACAAAGGCGTTTTTGTTTACCGGTGTCGCTGACTGAATGCGGGCCAACTGACGCCAGTCATTCGCGTCTGCTGGGTTCAAGCCTTCGTATGCTATGATTGTCCCGGTGCTTGTGAATATCGCCAAGGTGTCATTCATACCGTGGCCAGCGTCTACGGTGAGTGAAAGCATAGCCACAATGCGACCGGTGATATTGCCCAGACGGCCAAGCGGAAAGCGCGAAAGACTGCCTGTGATCGCCCCCACATCGCCGTAATAAAAATCCAACTCGTCACCAGATTGCCAAAAGAAGGGCCTGTCTTGGTGTGCAACAATCCCATCAAAATCGTCTTGGATGCGGCCGGTGTTTGTCGTGAAGGTGGATTCAATCAGATTCGTACCGTTGTATTGAATAGGCGGCCCAAGCCCGTCGACCATGATAGTCCTGCCGCTGATCAGTGCAGAATCCAAGTTTCGAACAAAGGCGCGCTGGATGCTGTCGGTATCGGTTTGGATGGTTGAGGCTGCTGCTTCGATGTAAGACACGGTCGAGCCGAATTCGTATGGTATGCGCTGCAAAACAAAATCGCCAGCACCGGCAAGAGAGTATTGCGGCCTGAATTCCAAAGATGCACCATTTGATCGCCAATTTATCAGTTCTCCCGCAAATACCCCTGACATTTCGGCTGTCTTTGCCTCCGCAAAAATCCCGTTTAATGGCAGAGGGATAGTGATTTCCTGTGCTTCAGCCCCGCCGCGGGCTCGTTCTGCTTGCTTTTGCCTTTGTCGTTTCATGCGCGCACCAGCCAGTTGACCGCGAAAGAGGGCGGTGTGATATCAATCGGGTTACCTTCGCCCGCGCTGTCGATAGAAATACCTGTTGTGGCGCTTTGGACAGCAACACCTGTCTGCGCGGCTTCTGTTTGACCGGGTGTTCCTTCTGTCGCTCCGGTGCCCATCGCCACGCTGGCTGTTTGTGCAGCTGCTGCAAGCGTGGCGTGAGCATGTCCAGGATCGTCTACCGAGTGAACGTGACCTGTGTCATTTACGCTGTGTGTGTGTGCTGGCATCTGCGCAGCTGAAAGCGTGATTTCGCTGGACCCGGCATAGGCCCCCAATTGAATGGACGGATTTGCGCCGATCATCGTCCTGCCGCGCAGGTCGGGTACGTTGAATGTTGTTTCTGTTTCCCCATAACTGCCGCCAAAGATAGCATAAAGGCGGCTAAAACTGTCTTTGTCGAGTCCGCGACCATCGCACAAAATCCAGGCATCGCCATCTGGTTGATTTGCCAGTGCTGTAGGAACAAAGGATCCAACAGGTGACAAAGAGGCCAGTAGCGTGATCAAAATTTGCTGCGAATTGTCTGCACCAGTATCGTAGGTTCTGGTTTGGCGGCGGCTGACAATGGAAGTCGGAATATCAATTTGTGCCATTATGACACCAGCCATTCACCATTGCCGATAGGAACCTGCTCAAATTCTTCACCCCCACAAAGACCAAGGCGGAACGATCGATGACCGCCAGCATCTGTTGCGGCTTTTACTGCCAGTTCTTCTTCGTATTCTGCGGCGTGTTCGGAATAGGACAAGCCAAGCGCGCGGCGCAGACGGAATGTCATCCCCAGAGACAATGGAAAATCGTCATCAAATGCTGTTTCATCCGTGTCTGCGGCAAATTCGGGCCGCCTGACCTGCGGTAAGGGGTCGACTTGTGACAGCGGATTGAGGCGCCGCAATTCCTCTTCGGGCTCCTTGCTCCATGTGCCTACGCCATATCCGGTCTCTTCGTCGCCATACCTGGCGTCTGTTTCAGAACCGGTAGAAACAAGGTCAGGGCTTGCCAAAGACAGAAAGCCATCACGCGACACTGCGGGCGAGTTGATCCGGATGGGGTCAGAGGATCTGTCAAAATCGTCTTCGGTGGCCAAAGAAACGACAGGATATCTGCTGATGTATTCTATCGCCACCAGTTCAGCGTTTTGTGGTGTTGGCGCAATCCAGATTGCGTTGTTGCGAATACGCCATCCCATAGACGCCGTGATTGCTGATCTGCCGCCATAGATCCATTCAGACCACACGCTTGGCGTTGCAGGGCCGACAAGGCCCAATGGCCAGCCGTTCCGCTGTTCTGTGCAGGGAATGATGCGCAGAAAGTCTGGCGGAAGGGGATAGGCGTATCGGCCAGGAATCAACGAAAAAACCCAAGTGCTTTGGAATTCTGACAGGCCCACAAAGTTGGTAGACCGCAAGTATTCTCGCATCGTGTCCTTTGCCGCGCCCCGCAATATGCGGGCAATCCTGTCATTTGTGCCAAACAAGCTTGTTGGCGCGGGCGCTGTTGCGTCCCGCTCCGCTGCCTCTTGCGCAATTTCAAGGATCGTCTTTTTCATCGCCTTTAATCACCGATCAAAGGATCATCGATATCAGCGGTTCCGGGGCCGCTGGCCATCGGGTCGTTTGCCGTCCTGTCAACGAAGCCCTCGCCTCGAAATGCACCCCGTTCGTCCGCGGCCTGCGTGACTGTCTTTTTCTGACCAGCCCGGCCTTCAACGGTTTTGTATGCATTCACTTCCCTAGCCTGCTGACTGCCCCTGGATTTTGCCTCTACTAGCCCACTTGCCAGCTGGGCAATGCTTCCGCGGAGGAGAGCTGCGACAGTTCGACTATTGCTCCTATCGTCGACTGCCGCTCTC